AAGGCCGTCAATGTGTGCGTATTTGGCATCACTATATTTGACCAGTTGTTTTCTAGTGCCATCCTCATAGTGGTAAGTGTCCAAGGCATCTAACAATTTTGTTTCATGCTGTGGAACTAGTAATCGTTCCTGTGCTATGAATGCGTTGGCAGAGTTGTCAGTGTCACCAATTAGAGGATTGCTCTTGGCTGTGTTGATAATTCTAAATCCATACTTTTCTAGAATGGTTTGGTCTGTGGTGCCAAAAGCACTAGTAGTATCACGGTTAAGATGACTGCCTGACCTATCCATAATAGCGTGTAGGGTTCTATTAGGAAAATCTGCTCTAATCCTTTGAGCCATTCCTTCAGTTCCGCAATCAGGTATCGCATAACTTTTAAGTATTTCAATTTTACCCTTTCCATCACGCATTTGTCCACCAACGATCTGTGCTACCACAGCACACATGACACGCTTGTTAAAGTCATGGAAGGTATATAATTCACGGCCACGATCCACAGTAGGTTCTGTGATGGCCATTGTGCGACGCCAACTGTAGAAGAATTGATCCTGGACTGATCCCCAATCACACATCAAATCCTTGGCAAACTTTAGTGGACTGAGTAGATACTTTTGTTCATCAATCCATTTGCGGGGTTGAACTCGCATTTGTTCCCAGGTCTTATGAATAACAATCCATGATTCTGGGTGACTTGTAGCATGTTGGAACCAATCAAAGAAAGCATTCTTTCCTTCTGGGGTTGAGATAAGGATAAGGCGACCTTGACTGTCCAATTGTCCTGGTGTAGGCCTAATACGATTAGATAGTTCTTGTAGACTTTCGTCACTGAATTCTGCGGCTTCGTCACAGACGATAACGCCTGCGTTGATACCTTTGAGTCCTGTTTCAGCAGATAAGCAAAATATTCTAATACCGTTAGGAAAGGTGATAGTCTTGCTAGAATTATTAATATGTTTTTCATCTTCTAATCCCCACATGGTCATACAGCGATGTTTAAGGTCCTTCCAAATGATACGACTAATCATGGGTGCTGTAGGAGCAACATAAAGAATGTCTTTGCCCTTGTGGAAACTTGGCGTTGTTGCCGCAATAGGTAGCAATAAAGATGCTAGGAAACTCTTACCTGAACCTACAGGAACTACAGCGCAGACATTTTTATCACTCAGCATTGCCTGCCAAACTTCTGTTTGTGCTCCCCATAGGGTGATATCGTGTGAGTTAGACAACTTCAAACAGTTCCTTGAAATGTGTTTGTCTCATACGCTCATTGGGTTGAAAAAACAAATCCATTTCTCTGCGTAGGACTTCACCGTTATATAATAGTTCATTACGATATGATTTGAATGTTCCAGTCATCTCGCCAGTGTTTTTACTCATAACAGTATAACCCAAATTGCGGATCCATTCAATCATATCCTCTGCTGAATAATTAAACTTGCGACATTGGTTAGCACGGATTTCAAGTTGTAGTGTTGGACGACAGCGATTGATAGTATCTATAGCACCTTCCAAAGCAAACTTTTCATAACCCTCAATGTCTAACTTGATAAAGCCCACATCCTGAAAGCCGTATGAGTCTATTGTTTTAACATCAACGATGACACGACTACGACTACGACTACTTCTAGTTGGATTAGCACGAGGATTTTTATCGTAGTGTGTTAGGTGATTGTGTCCATTGTTGCGTTCGTGAATTATAATCTCAGTAGTATAGTTTTTCTCTCCAACACCAACTTCGTGTAGTTGACAATTGGTAATGTTGTTAGCGTTGATAGTCAACTTCCACAGATCAATGTTAAGTGGAGTGGGTTCAAAGCATTCTACAGTTTGAAACACATCAGCATACAATACGGCAGAGCAGGCCATATTACTACCAACATCTAGACAGCGTGTCCAATTGTCAATCAGGGTGCTAGCATAGTCTAGATTACGCTTTTGCCAACTGCCTACAATGAAGCGTTGTTCATATAGTTTATCGCCTGCTTCAATCCAATAGGTTCTGCCATCACGGCTTTTAATCTCTTTAATGTTTTGTGTCATATCTTTATATCTCTTTCACACTAGTTTCAATGTAATCAGGAATTTCTTTAGGCGCAAAGTTCAATGTAGGAACTTGTAGGGTCTCACCATTACTAGTAATGTCTACCTTGTCAGCAACTACTTTACTTAATATGAGTCTATTGTATTCTAACTTTAGGCGGTCATCATCGCCATATAGGGCTTGTTGATAACAGAGTGCTAGTTGTGTGGCAAAAGGTAAGCCAACTACCTTCTCAATCTCTTCTAAGATTTCGCCAGCGGAGATGCGTGTAAGTAGGCCTTTAGGACGCCCTGCTCCTTCACGCTTGCCGCCCCATTTAGGTTTTTCTTCCTGGGCGGTTTGATTATTTGAATTAGTTTTAAGTTCCATCCTGTATTTACAGGGGCAGGGGAGAGATTGGGCTTATAAGTGGAGAAACGAGTAAAATCTGGCCACTGGCATCCTCTCTAGACTCGTTAACGCCCCTGCTGAGTATTTAGATAAAAGAAAGCCCCGCATCAGCGAGGCAAATTGAACCCAGATCTCTTATAATGCGTCTACTGGGATAGGCTATTCTGCGGCCTCTAAAATAGGAAATTGAATATGTTCTTGGAGCGTATCTACTTGTTCTTTGGTTAGGAACATTATTCAAATCTCCAAGATGTATTTTTATCCCAAAATCTAGTCCATTGTTCTAAATCTTTTTGTGTTGCGTCCCATTTAAGAAGATTTATCAATAAGCGTTTTAATGATTTGCTACTTTTTCCAATCATTTTATGTATTTCAAAACGAATAGCAGTTTTGGCTCCTTCATTTTGAATTTTATTATATCGCCAACCACCCCATTCTAAAATACGATTTTTTGTATCGTAAATGATTTGTATATCATTTTTATGATTATTCCACATATAATGATCGTCAATGTGGTCTGCTGATTGTAACATTAAAACCAACATTGTATGTTCTTGATCGCTTGTAACTTTTTTACGGCAATACAATTCTACTTTCATTCTGCGGCCTCCATATAGTCATTGATAATAGCATCTACAATAGATTCAGTGACAGGACATGCTGACCCATTTTTAGAAACTAGTTCATACCTAATACCATAGGTGCCATCAACTATATCTTCATATTCAAAAATATCAATAAAAGATTGCTTTTTAATAGTTGCCTTAAGCAAGTCAGCGCCTTCATAACTAACAAACAAAGTCCATTCTACTGGGGGGAACTTCTTAATCATTTTGAAACCTTTCTAGTTTCTGTTGAACATAAGTTTATTATACAGCAATATGTTATCTGTGTCTGTGGCTATTTTACAACATTTTACCAAACCAAAAAGAAAAGGACTAGTGTTGCCACTAGCCCCATCCCATATACCCTAAAGGCTGTAGAACCCCATGTCCTACAGTTTTTATAGTTTACGCTTCTTGATCAGCAGAGTCAAGAAGTTTTAATGCCAATTCTATATCAGCGTCTGAAATTTCTTCATCCTTTTCTTCTTCCTCATCTAAGAGTCCAGCGTTCTTCAAGGAATAGATTGGATTGTTTAACTGTGCTAGGTGATCTTCCAAATATAGTAGGGTATCGCATATTTGGTCTAGGTCATCCCATAGTTCTGGAGTCATATACTCTTGTAGGGGTTTATCTAGTTTGTAGGTCTTAGACAAAAGGTTTAGGGCCTGTTTGGTTTGGCTAAGTGTTAATTTTTCTACTTGATCATAGGTATAGAACATCAGTATCTCACTAGAGTTAAAATTATATTATACAGTCAAACTTGTTTAAGATGTGTCTCATGGCAGTCAAACGAGCAGTTTTCTTATCATTTGAATCTATAGTAATCCAAGGACTCAGTTTGGTTGATGTTAATTTGAACATGCGATCACGGGCTTCTACATATTGATCCCAACGGGCTTGTGCTTGTAGATCAACTTCGCTGAGTTTACCCATTTTAAGTGGATCAGTTGCTCTATAGGTTAATCTTTCATGTTGGGTAGATTTAGTAATATCAAACCAAAACTTAGTAATAGATATGCCAGAGTTAATCCAAATCTTTTCTAAGGGTGGACATTCATTGTAAAATTGGTAGACTTCTTGTCTAGTGGCATAACCCATTACTGATTCAACGATCGCACGGCTATACCAGGATCTGTCAAAAAACACAATTTCGCCTTGGCGCGGGAATTGGCGGATCCATCTTTGCCAGGACCATTCTTGGCGTTCTTCTTCAGTTGGTTTATGGAGCGCAACAATTCTGGCACCCCTTGGGTTGAGGTGTTCAGTAAAACGACGAATTGTTCCTGTCTTGCCACCACAGTCAAACCCCTCAAAAATGATTATGTGTTTTGAGCCTTCTGCCTTAACACGATTTTGCCACTTTAATAATTCTACTTGGAGGTATTCTAATTCCTCATCGTAGTTCATTACTGTAGAACTTTCAATTTTTTCTTGACCATTACAGCGTCATGTTTAATGTAGATGTCAGGACGATCTTCCATTTCTTCCATTTCATATTCATCTGTAATGTTGACTAGGAATTTGCGGGGTAGTATTAGTCCCCAGTTCTTTAATTGTCCTAGACGAAAGCAGGCCAAACGAATTTTGATTTCGTCATAGTAACGGTTTTCTAAATGAACAACAAAGTCATCAAATAATTCTGTTGGGAGATTTTCTGTAGGAGTAGCAATGACCTTCATTACATATACTCGCTTTTTAGTGTGTCAATTTCAATATAGCCTGAAGGATTCTTGGCCAATTCTTCAGGGGTGGCTTCTGTCATGGTAATTGGATGAACCCAGGCCTTGCGTAGTTGTTCAGGCTTGTATAACTTGGCAATGTTATGTTGGTTATCCATGATCCATATTTGACAAAGTGCCGCATATCTTTCAGCACCTAACTGTTGTGCTAGCCAATTGAAAGCATCAGCATCAGTAAAGTTACCTTCATACTTACTTGTTGCCATGCGTTCTAATTCAATGGCAATTTTTTCTGCTTCGTCAAATGTTAGATAAGGGCTTAGACTAAACATGGCACGATCAACTACCCAAAAGCGGTCAGTTACGGCCTTGCTTAGATATGTTGTTGCGTGTCCAAATGTTGTCATGCGTAGGTATCCTGAGGCTGTTCTTGATGAACATGAACTAGTTCACCATCTTCGTTATAGACTTTAACTTGACTGCGGTAATGCTTGAATCTATCCTTATGTTCCTCAATGTGCGCTAGGGCATCTTCTAAGGTGTTCATAGGGCGTGTTTGTCCCTGTA